AAGGCGCTCCTGTCTCGCTCCTCTCTCAGTCGATGCGTCTTTGCTAATCCAAACAGTCGAGCGACATAACGCGGTTAAGCCAGTAAACGACTCTAAAATTAAGACGCTGGTGGGAAATTATAGAGCGCCCTCATTAGAAAGACTCACTGCGGGTATAGTATAACGGCTATTATTGCAGCCTTCCAAGCTGAGGATCGGAGTTCGAATCTCCGTACCCGCTCCATATAAATAGTATAGGTTGGTCGCTTAATAGACTCGCACAGATCAACGGTTAATCTGCAACAAAGGAGAACCGCATCCTAGATCTATAACTAGGCTCTGCTTTATAAGGGAGAGACTTAGTCTCTCCCGCTTAAAGGATTCATTAACACATTTATGGTATAATTATGGAATATGATTTAGCGGAAAAACTTAAAAGTGTTCTCGAAGAACTAAGTCAAGTTATGAAAGCACGCAAAGATCAAGTTGAAGAATTACGCAATCAAATCGTAGTACTAGAAAATATGAATGAAGATCTTGAACGCAAGGTCAGCGAAATAATGAAGGACTTTTAAATGCTCACATGGTATGATCATATAATGATTTCAATTTTTGCTTGGGTAATATCTCAAGGTATCATTTACAACTTCTTTTGGGCATTTGTCGGTTGGTTGTTCTTCGTTCAATACATGCATCAGAGGAGAGATGGTAATGTCTAACGACGATTTCTTTGATTTCGGTTTTACTGCAGTAGACGAATCTGAATTAAAAGCTGTGCAGGAAGCCGCTCGTCAAAACGAGTCAATAGCTACTACTGTGACTGTGACTCAGGAGAAACTGGATAAGCTTTACAATGCAATTGTGCCATTATTAAATAATCTGAAGAAAAATCCTGAAAAAGAGTATATATTATGGCCAAATCGTATCGAAAAAGTAGAACAATTTGAGACCCATCTGCTAAATATTTATCGTTCTTAGAAAAAAAATTACAAGTGGTTGTTTTTGTTGAATAACTTCGTGCACTTTTTTGTGTACATTTCGTGGTTTTTAGTGTATAATATATGTATAAAATGAAAAAAGCAAAGAGGAGCTAATCATGAAAAATCTTAACAAACTTATCAAAAATCTTAAAGCCTTAACTATTGATCCAGAAGTTATTGAAATGGATTTGGTTGATATGTATAAGGCAGATGCTAACGATGCAGAAGTTGTTCGTAACTTTATTGTAGAAAGCAATGGTGTTAATATCCCTACTGCTAAGCGTTACCTTAACAACCTGGATACTTCTATTCGTGAAGCAATCGCAATTGCTATCGCCGAAGATAAAGGTAACGACTTCCTTATCGAAAACTTTGATTGGAGCGTAAAATAATGGAAGGTTTTGAGTTTGAAGGTATTTGGATTGAAAATCCTTATTTGTCTGAGTGTGGTCGTTTCGAAGTAGACCCAAAAGAATATTATGGTATTGATGTTGAGGAGAAAGAATAATGGGTATGTCAAGTTACGTTATGGATTGCGAAGATCAGTTTATCAACTCAGTTAGTCTTAGGATTGGTGGTTGTGAGCAAGTTTCAGAACTTCTAAACTTACTTACTAAAGACAACTGCTTTGCAGATATCGCACACATGTCTGCCAATGAACAATTAGAATTTGTCGATGAACTTTGGAATGAATTTTGGTCAGAATACGCTGCATAAAAAAAATGACTTTAATGCAAATTAACTGTGTACATTTGCGTAAAAGTATGATAGAATAGATCTATAAAATGGAAAAAGGAAAAAATATGATTACAAAAACTTACAACTTCGATCCAAATGTCTCAATCATCGAATTATTTGATTTCATCAATAAATTCAAATCTATTCTTATTCACTTGGATTATCCAACTAATTCAAATTTACCATCACTAACAATTAAATTTGATCCAAAATATCAAACTGAAATTGATTCAATTCTTAAATAAAACGATAAATTAGAAGAGGAGCTAAGAATGTCAAATTATGTTATTACTAAAGAATCTACTCAAGAAGAGCGTATGCAAGCTATTCGCGATGCTGCTGAAAGATTTGAAAAAATCAAAGCGCGTCGTGCAAGGCTAGCTGCTAGTGCTGCACGTGTAGTACGTTACGTCGATGAAGTAGATAAGCCCGAGCGTAAAAAGTTTGATGATATGGTTGATAAGATGGATGAGAACCATAACCATTATCAGGATGCACCACAATATGCGGAGAAATACTATGGCGAAAAGATGCGCGATACTGTTGCTATGGATAACGATTGGAATTAGTGGCTGTAATCCAGCAGTAGCGCAAGATTGTTTCTATTCTCAAAGAACTTTCTTCAAAGACGGTGGTGTAGTCGATGACATCAAACGTTATGACTGCAAAACACCGCCTAAAACTATAATCATTGAGAAAGAAATACCAGCCAAGAACAGGTCAGTAGGTGAGTTTCTATTTGGCGTAGAAGAAGAAGGTAATGGAGTCACTCACTTATTCAGTACGTTGGTCAGTCTAGGAGTTATGTAATGATTAAATTCGGTTTAGGTATAATTACTGGTGCAATACTAGTAGTATACAACCCAGAAGTATTAAATTGGTTTGTCACTTCTGGTATGCGCGACAATATTGTCGCAGTTTTAAATGGAGTATAAAATGAAAAGGTTAGCTTTAATTCCTCTCGTCGCAGTAGTTGCTGCTTGCGACAAAACCCCACCTGAAACAGCTATGTCAAAGCAAATGTTTGAGTATCAGTCAGAACAGGTTAAAAGTCAAATTGACGAAATGCCAAAGTGGTACACAAATATTCCAAAAGAAGAAGATGCTGTATATGCAGTCGGTACTGCCGTTACACCAGATCTTCAGTTAGCGGTAGACATCGCAGTTCTTTCTGCAAAGACAACACTTGCAGATCGTGTAGATAGTCGTATTCGTTCTCAATTGAAAATGTTTAAAACAAAACTTGGTGCTACAGACTTTGATAGTCGTGTACAGAATAACTTCGAACAGGTAACTCGTAATCTGATTGCAGATGCAGACGTTGCAGGTTACACTGTCAAAGAGAATAAAGTAGTTCAAAATGGTACACAGTATCGTGCATACGTACTTCTGGAGTACAAGAACGCAGTTGCTAATAGTGTTATTAAGACACGTATAGTACAGAATGAGTTTCTGCTTGATAAGCTTCGCGAAACACGTGCTTTCAAAGAACTTAATGATAACGTTGAAGAACAGAAGACTGCTGAATTAAATGACGCAAAAGTGATTGTAGATGCAATTAACGGTGTACAAACGCAAGAAACTGTGATAGAATAGTATAATGGAAAATTTATCTAGTGATCGTATGATGGCAGTTCGTGTGTTCGAAGGTGAGCTAGAGCGTATGAAAGCAGTTACTACAGGCGAGTATGATGCAATACAAAAGATTATTCGTCAGTATTTGCAACAACGCATCAACGATATGACAATGAAGGGATACAAGAGATGACCATGCACCTCGTTCGCGGTATGACTACTATTTCTACTCGTAAGAGAAAAGCCCGTAAAAAGACACAAGCTGTACTTCGCGCTGAAGCCGAAACAGCAAAGCTCCTCAAGTCTTTGGGTTATGAAAAAGGTAGTATAAAGTCCAGGATAGCTGACCTCCCTGACTATACCGTGGCCGAGACTGTGCCCACCAGCGATCTTGTCATGCGGGTAGAAGGTAAGCGTAAAGCTAACCAATATACCGGTGATGAGCTCGCTGGTATCGGCACTCTTCATAAATCTAATATGGTACCAATTCGTAAAGATTCTAAGGATGCAGTTGACATCGCAAATATGAGACGCTAAATCTGGTGCAGTTGATGTATAGACATACACTAACTTTTGACCAGCTTAACCTGGCTCCAACTATTTTCACAAATAGTGAAAATAACTGTGTACATTTGCGTGAAACTGTGATAGAATATATACAGAATGAAAAAAGAGGAGATTTCATATGCCTATGGTAAAACGTAAAAAAGCTAAAGTCAGAGCACGTGCTAGAACCGGTCTTGCTGGTGCACCAATTGACAAAGGCTTCGAAGCTGTCAAGTATTACTTCCACATGGAAATTGATCGTAAAGATCTTATTAGTACGCTTAAGACTTATATCAAAGCAAATGTCGATTATAAGAATCAGAAGTTTGCTTTATCACATCCTGATTATAAGTTCTATATCTTCTCTCACTATTGTGCTACCGCTTTCTGGATTAACGGTGGACTCAAGCTAGATGAAAGGTCTAGTAAGTATGCCGAAGGTTTGTACAAGTACGTGATGGAGCTTGTCGAGTCAGGTAAAGACATCTATTTCGAAAAGCAAGCAAAGCTTAAAGACTCTGCTAACGTAGTATCTCTTTCACCGATGCAACGTCTTCAAAAGAAGATTAGTAATACCATTATGCAAGATCTTCTCAATCTTGAGGATGCGTGGATGGAAGGTGAAAAAGCTGAGTTTGATCTCTATCAAGAATTTAAAAGACATGGTCTCTCTGGTAGTGCAGTCGCACCAGTTAGACAAGTAATTGAAGGCTGGTTACTTGATTATGAGGATGCATATCACAAACGCTGCAATGACGCAGTCGAAGGATATGCCCATTTGACAAGACCAGAACTCAATCGGAGGATCAAGGTTTGTCAATCAATGTTGGCAGATTGCGATCGTATCCGTTCTGCGGCAAAAGCTACTCGTGCAACGCGGGTAAAGCAACCAAAAGCTGCAGATAAACAAGTGGCTAAAGTTCAGTATAAGAAAGAAGATACTGAATTTAAGCTTGTGTCGATACCTCCTATTAAAATAGTTGGAGGTACACGTCTCTATACGTTTAACACAAAGAATCGTATGTTGACGGAATTCATTACTCAAGATGTAAAGGGATTTGAAATCTCTGGTACTTCGATTAAAAACATTGATAAGGTCAACAGTCGATCTGTCAAGTTACGAAAGCCAGATATGTTTATTCCTTACGTCTTGGGTAAGACACCTAAACAAATCGATAGTGAATGGAAAACGCTCACCACTAAAACTACTGTACCAAATGGTAGATTAAATGGTGATACAATTTTACTAAGGGTAATGGATAGATGAGTGACTTTCTTAACAAGAGTAAATTTACACAGCTCATTGAGAAGACTGTAGTCGAACTTAAGATTAGTTACATGGAAGCAATCTTATATCTTTGTGATAAGAATGAAATTGATCCAGCAGACGTCAATAAGTTCATATCACCTATCATTAAAGGGAAGCTTGAGGCAGAAGCAATGAACCTTAACTTCCTACCTAAAACTAATTCTATAGATTCAGCTTTATTCGAATAAGATGAATATATATAGATTTACATTACAGTTATACTGTGTTATAATAAATCATATTTCAGCTATACAAGGAAAAAACAAATATGTCATTCGAAGCACTTAAACGCAATCGCGGTACAGATATCTCACAACTCGTAAAAGCAGCCGAAGCAGTCGGCGGTGGTGAAAAGAAAAACTATGATGATGAGCGTATCTGGAAACCGACAGTAGACAAGGCAGGTAATGGATATGCAGTCTTACGATTCTTACCAGCTGCCGAAGGTTCAGAACTACCATGGGTCAGATACTGGGATCATGGATTCAAAGGCCCAACAGGTTTGTGGTATATCGAAAACAGCCTTACATCTATTGGTCAACCTGATCCTGTTGGCGAACTCAACTCCAAACTCTGGAATTCTGGTATTGAAGCCGATAAAGAAACCGCACGTGCACAAAAGCGGCGTCTGCATTACGTAGTTAATGCATTAGTAGTAGAAGATCCTTCTGCACCGCATAATCAAGGTCGTGTCGTACTTTATAAGTTCGGTAAGAAGATCTTTGACAAGATTATGGATGTTATGCAGCCATCATTTGCCGATGAAAAAGCAATCAATCCATTTGATTTCTGGGATGGTGCTAACTTCAAGCTTAAAATTCGTCAGGTTGAAGGTTATCGTAACTATGATAAATCTGAGTTTGCAAGTGGAACTGCTCTTTATGAGTCAGATGAAGCTAAGCTAGAAGCAGTGTATAATCAGTTGCATGATCTTAGTGAGTTTACCGATCCTAAGAACTATAAAACTTATGATGAACTCAGAGTTAAATTAGCTCGAGTCTTAGAGCTCGGTGTTGATTATGCATCAGGAGTTGGTGCACCAACCATGAAACAAGAAGCTCAAATGAATACTCCAGCTCCTCAGCCAGAGTATCGTGTATCTGAACCTATCACAGCAGAAGAAGTCAATCTTCAAAGTGATGATGATACGATGTCTTACTTTGCTAAGTTAGCACAAGAAGACTAATTACATACCCATACCAGCCATCGCTCTTTGTAATAATGGATTATTTGTATCAAACGAATTGGTACCAGATCCTACAAGAGCGGTGGTTGATTGTCCAAGATTAGTAACAGAAGCATCAATAACCGGTGCAACATTGGTTGTAGGTGTTGCTCTATTTAACTCAAATTGATTAATAGACGGAGAGACGTTACTACTTAAAGGTCTTAAAGCAGCAAGTTGAGATTGAATAAATCTTTTTTCTGAAGGCTCTGTTGTTACAGCTAGCTTAGCTTCTAATGCAGATATTCTTGTTTTAATATTCGGTTGAGTCGTATCAGCAACCGTATCTTTTTCTGCTAATTGTCTTTCTAAATCTTTTCTTACTGTTTCAATTCTTTCTAGTGTTGCCTTTGCATCTGCGGTTCTTGCACCTAAAATTTTATTAATTTCCATTTGCAATCTAAAAGGATCATCAGCATCCGCTAATGTAGATTCTTTCCCTACTCCCATAAATGAAGAAACTTCAGCAGTTCTACTCATATCAATACCTTGTTCTTCAGCAAACTTCTTCATACGCTCTAATCTTCCTGATTGCGAAAAGCCTTGACTTAATTTATTAAACTCTTCAATAATCGGTTTATTTGCTGCTATGTCTGCTTCAGCAGCTCTTTGTGCTGCTAAATCTTCAGGTTTCATCATCTGATCTATTGATATATTTTCAGCATCTGTTGTTACGAAATCAGGAAATATTTTGTTAATATAATTTTTAGCCGCGCTGGCAATACCTGACATTAGGTCGTCTATCTTATTACGAAGAGGATCCATAAATTTATCTGCTTTTTTCCTAAACTCATCATCAGTAAAGTACTTAAATGCAAGTGTTGTTATTGCACCAGCAGCAAGTACTAATATGCCAGCCGGCCCTAGAAAAAGAGGTAGAATCTTTGATATAATTTTTGGTGCAAGTAAAGCCAATCCAGTCAATGCACCTGCACCTATCAAAGCTTCTGGATCAGTTCCTTTTATTTCCTTATCCAAAGCATCACTAAGTACTTCGGCAATTTTATCTCTTGATGCATCACTAAAAATTGCTCCTATGGCGGCACCTAATATACCACCTTTAACACCTCCAAATAAAAAACCGACTGCAAATCCCGCAGTACCAAATTCTGTAACATTGGCTAAAAGATCACTACCAGTCATCTTTTTAACTTGTTCAGCTAATTCATCTGCAAGTAGAACACCTATAAGAGCAGGTATACCACGCTTCATCATACCCGCTACCAATCCTGAAGCGAATGGTATAAGATTCCCTATGTCAAAAACTTTACTTAATCCGCCGGCACCTTTGCCTTCTCTGCTTTCCAGTTTTTGAACGACCTTAGTTTGTTTTTCTGCTTCACGTTCAGCCTCAAGATCGTCACCTTCATCACTTTTTAACATTGTTACAAATGTGTCAAATGACTTACTCAGTTGCTTAACGCGATTCTGAGTTACCATTTGTTCTTGTGTAATAGCTACAGTTTGTTCTCGTAGGGTGTCATTGATATTTGCTAACGTAATAGTCATGTGCTGTTTGCTGCTTCTTTTTCTTTAAGGTGTTCTAATAATAATGTTAGATACACTTCCCTCTCCCACGGCATCATATTATCAATTTCAGTTAAAGAATAATTAAAATGTTGTAGTAATTGAAAATTAGTTCTATAATAATTTTCTAATGACTCATGCGAGAGGTTTACGAAAAAAAATCCTGCAGTCCCTCCAATTTATTTTTGTTAACGTGTTTACAAGCCTCACATGTGTATTCATAGTCTAATGTTATTTTAGGAATCGTTTCTACAAACTGTCTTACCTTTTCAAATTGATCAGTAGTTAATGAATTGATAAATCTTTCTATCTCTTCTCTTGATTCATCTTGTACAGAAAGAAACTCATCTTTAGTTGCAACACCGTCTATACATGTTGTAATCATTTCAAAAATCGATTCGACAGCGGCTCCCTTTGTTGCAATATTTGTCTTAGTAATAAGATCATGATATGTAGGATATTTCATCTTAAGATGAATGTCTTCTGTAATTTCTACGCTGATAGGTTTTACTTTACCCTCTAGTTGTATATTTTCTAGATTTATCTCAATCTCATTTGCGTGTTCACACGAACTACATTTTGCATTAACACTTACTTTTTCTCCTACAGATTTTGATCTTACTGTAGTAAAAATATAATCAGCATCAAACGTAGAAAGTTTTGATACATCTATTTCTTGTTCTAAACAGGCAGAAATACATTGCAAAATAGAATTAACAATTTGCTTTTGGTCCTGAGACTCATACGCAATTAATAATACCTTTTGTTCTTTTACAAGAAAAGGCCTGTAGTTTACAGTTTCTCCACTTGATGGTATAACTAATTCATACTGTGGCGATTCATTCAATCTTGGCAGTGCCATACTTTACTCCTATTGTAGGAAACCAGTCAAGCTGCCTAATCCGCCGGTAAATCCACCAGTCGCTTGGATCCAGCCTTGTCCACTTGATGTTCGTTCCCAATTTGTATACGACAGTTGTACACCTATTTGTACAAGTCCATCCAAATCATTGTTCAATTCAACGGCCTGAACTGTTGTAGGAAATGCATCTTTTAATCTTACTGAATAAACAGATCCACCACCCAGTCCTATGTTTACTTTAATCGGTCCAGCCGAAGTACCGATATTCTTAATGGGTTTGCGTAACTGATGTATCTTTACATCTTTCGCATAATCTTTTTTGTAAGCTGCAATATGACCATTTTCGTTAAGTGTATATGATCTCCATTCGTCAAAATACTTTCTTGTGCCATAATCATTTAATGCATAGAATGTAAGAGCAACATCATCAACAGCATAACCATATGCTACCTTTTGAAACTCCATACCGATACGACGATCGTGTGTTAGTATCTGTTTACCAGGTAATGTTGCAGATGAACACAATAAATTAAGATCTCCACCACCAGAACCAAGACCTATACCACTTGAAAGAAGTGTAGTCAGTGAACCAAGGAATCCTCCGCTACCTGAAAAGTTTGTAGGTAACTCAACTAGAAACTGATTAGTTCGAGCAAAGCCGAGTTTAGATGATGCAAGAGATTTAAGTTGATCTATACTACTCATATTGCTTTCCTTGATTGTGCATATACATTAGCAGCACTTGACTTTTCAAAATCAGCAGTCGGTAAGAATGTAGCTATCTCCCATTCAGGAGCTTCAACACGTGCTAGTCGTGATTTTACATGTCTTGTCAGATAATGTTTATAACACGGCTTGAAAAATCTGGTTTTACTTGAAGCCTGTAATGTTCTATACGATATTTGAAATCTTGTTGTTTCATCGTACTTCTTATTATTTGTAATATCAAGTAATGCATCAAGAAGTTTAGCTCGCAGTACATTTGGTAAATAATGTAGATTCAATCCATAAAATCCATTTGGTGCCGGTCCTACAATAACTGCAAGTGGAAATCTATCGTAGTATGGCAAAGTCTCTTTATGTTTCGGATCATAGAAAAACATATTCATAGATCCTATAAGTGGATTCTGTCTATTTACAAGTTTTACTTGTTCATCTTGTAGCAGATCCTGTCTATTGACTCTTCGCATAGACTGTGCTTTTTTACGAAACCAGTCTTGTGCCTCTTTTGTACGAGGATTAATACCAGCGCGAAATGCTTCATATTCTAATTTTGCAAATAAGTTACTCATACCAGTATTTATATCTTTTTCTTAGGCTTTTTACGGTAAGGTTTTAATGGTTTTAGTGGTTTCAGTTTACCCTTTTGTTCTTTCATAATACCCATACTGTCAAGCGTTTTTTCTGTCCATACTTGAAACTCCCATCCTCTATCTTTTGCATAACTATTTGCAGCTTTCCATTTGTTCATATTCTTTACATAGGTCATTGCTTCACCTATATATCTTTTACTCTTATTGGCATTTTTAGGTGGTTCTGTTTCTTTGGCAGGTTTTATTTCAACGAGTATTGTTTTACCATTGTTAAATGTAATCTTAAGATCTACAAAATATCTATGGTATTTCTTATCAATATCCCAAAAGTAAGGTACAACTGTTTCTTCTGATGACCAATACTTTACATCAGGATTACGATCGCACCATAAGAAGCAAAGCTTTTCCCAATGAGAACGATATGTTACTTTATCAGGATCACCTCTATACTTCTTCAGATTCTTTGGTCTATACTTTCCAGAATATGCCATTTTTTGATATAAATAGTGGTATAATTTACTAATTTTATTTATAGGAAATTGTCATGCCTGATCCGGGGTTAAAACAAGAAATAGAAGAACAAGCGAAAAGCGCACAAGAAGAAAGTAGAGGGTTCGAAAATCTTGGTAGTGTGACAAATGAGAATGCTACTCGATCGGCACAGACTGAACAGGGTGACAATTTTACTGCAGCTCCTGCAGTATATCGTTATCCTTTCGATGGGGCAGCAGATTTTCCTGCAATGATGCAATTTAAGGTTCGAACCGTTGATGCATACACAGTTGATCCTGCAGAATATGCTCAATTTTATGATGTTCCTTTATTAGTAAGAGCTGCCATGGCAACAGGGCTAACAAATAGTGAAGCTAAAGCTGATCAGCTATCAACTACTTCCACTAATCCAGATATTGATCGCAAAACAGGAATCGTATCTCCCGATGATCCATCACCTTTTGCGAAAGGAGGTGCTGATACACCAATAACAGATTTAACTAAAGCAGCAACTGGAAAAGAGCAAGAAGCACTTACACAAGATCGCAATCCTCGACAAGATGGTGCAACTGGATTAAAAACACTTGATCCATTAAAACCTGTAGTGATTCGAATTTACATGCCACAGTCTCTTGTCGTGAATGATGATATATCATACAACCAAGAAAATTTAGGAACAAGAGGATTGGTTGCAACGGCTGCATTAAATAGTGGAAGTGGAATAGTAAATGCTATAGGATCTGCAGTAGGCGAAGGACTAGAGAGTATTTTTAATTTAGCGACCGGTCAAATCACAAAAGATACTGCAAACGTTGCCGCTGCACGTGTGGCAAATAGAATACCTTTAGCAGGACTAAGAGCTGCATCGCTAACTGCACTGCAAACAGGTGTAAATCCTGGTACAAGAATGATATTCGACAGACCGAATGTCCGTCAATTCACTTTTCAATTTAGATTCATAGCTACATCTGCAGCAGAAGCTTCTCAAGTAGAAAATATTGTGAAATCATTCCGTACAGAAATGTATCCAGAAACAGTAAATTTGGCGGAAGGTATACCTGCAGGTTATAAGTTTCCGAATCTATTTGAAATATCTTTTAAGTTTCTTAATTCAAATGCAAAGTTTCCTAAGATACAATTAGCATATCTTCGGAGTTGCCAAGTAAATTATAATGGAAGTCAGATGTCGTTTCATGCCGATGGTCAACCGACAGAAGTAGATATGACTTTGATATTCCAAGAGTATCGCGCTCTATCGAAACAAGATATTGAAAGAGGTTACTAATGTTATACTTTCGAAATTTTCCTAGAACCGCATACTACTTTGGTAATAATAAAGATATAGGCGGTGAAAAATTATCATACGAAATATTTCAAGACATATCTCGTTACTCTGATATAGTTGATCAAATTAAAGATAATGTAAGTTTTTATCGTAACTATAGTATTCAAGAGAATGATAGACCAGATCAAGTGTCGTTTAAACTCTATGGTAGCCCACAATTTCACTGGACTTTTTATCTTATTAATGATCATCTACGATCAAGAGGATGGCCTCTTACACTGAATCAATTAGAAGATCAAGTAAAACAAGATTTTCCTCATAATGTTATACGTACTAAAAATATTCTTACAGGAATTATGCTTGTAGGACAAACTGCGTCAGGCTCTACATCTGGTGCTAGAGGTGAAATATTAAGAAGAAATTTAGATCTCGGTCAAATAGTAGTTGCCTCGCAAAAAGCTTTCACCGCTGGCGAGATTGTAACAAACGTAACAGTTGACTTAGAAATACCTGGTGCTATCACTGCGGCTTCTATTATGAAAGAACATCTGTCTGCTCATCATTATGAAGATGTAGATGGTAATCATGTTGACATTGATCCTACTCTAGATGCTCCAGCAATTTTAACAGAAATAACTCATTATGATAGATATGTAAGAAAAAACGATGAACTGAAAAATATAAGGGTTATTAAACCGGATCTTATTAACGAAGTGTCTTCTGCATTCTTCCAAGCAATTAGAAATTAATTATGACAAGAACAAAAAGAAAAGATGGTTTCGTACTTGAGTCTGTAATTATAAATTCGTCTCGTATGCTAGAACCTGTTGATATTGTCGGATTAGTTTCTGACATGGAAATTTTTGAACACATTGATTTACCATATATTACTGGTCAAATTGCTTTTATTGATACACTTAGACTTTACGATAGACTTGATATTCAAGGCGCTGAATTTTGTACGTTAACATTTAGAAATGCTGAAGAAGAAGGTGCTTATGTAGAACACCGATTTGTAATTAGTAAGATTATAACAAATAAAAAAGCAAATGAACAAACAGATTTAGTTATGCTTCACTTAGTTGAAGACATACTATTTCTTTCTAATTTAAAGAATGTAAATAAATGCTATCAAGGTAGTCCTAATGAAATTATAAAAAAGATTGCAGCTGAATGGTTAAACTATGAAGTAGCAGAAATTTATTCTGAAGTCTTTCAGAAGAAGATGAAAGTTATCATACCTAATCTTACTCCTATTGATGCTTTATCGTGGATAAAAAATAGAGGTACAACAACAGAAGGTTTTCCTACATATCTCTTTTCTTCATTCACTCAGAATAAATTGATATACGCAGATCTTAAGACGATGATTGAAAATGAGCCAATTAATAAAAAATCTCCTTTCATACATGGGCCTACAGATCATGACTTAGAAAAATTATCATACAGACTTGTTCCAATAAAAGAATACTCTATACAAAATGCAGAAGATATGTACAACTTGATAGCAGATGGCTTAGTGTCAGGTGAGCATCATTTTATTGATACACATAATTTTAAAGATACAGTTTGTAATCACAATATTATTGATGATGTAGTATCAAATATATTAGAAACTAAAATTAGAAATCAGCAACCGACAATGGCAAGTGATTTTGTATTTAATGATGTTCAGTTACAGAAACAGAACTCAAAAACAATAACACAAATATCATCGGCTGGTGCATACGATGATGGATCGTATAGATACATATCTTATGATGAGGATGAATATACTGGACATAAGAAAAAAATAGCATCAAAAACTCTTAAAAAATTATTACGCAAATCTCCTATTACAATACGAATAGATGGTACAGGTTTTATTCACTCATCAGGACATTATACGACAGGTAACGTTGTAAGAATTTTATTTGGTGCTAATAGACCTATGGCTCTTGGAGATCTTAAACTAGATACTAAAAAGTCAGGTGACTATCTAATCTATGGTGCAAAGCATTCATTTGCAGGTGCTAGATATCAGATACATCTAAACTGCGT